GCTTTTCGAGCGGCAGCTTCTGCTTCGGTTGCTAATGCTTCTGCGGCAGCTTGTGCCTTAGCTACATCAGCTCGGGCACGTGCGGCGGCAGCTTGTGCGGCTTGACTAGCAGTTTGCGCGGCTTTAGCAGCTTTAACTTTAGCGGCTTGTAATGCTTGTTCAGCATGAGCAATATCTGCTTCTGCGTGTTCTGCTATTTGTTTAGCATCAATAAATGCGGCTTTTAATTTTTCTGCGGCCGCTTTTTCAATTTTTGTAAACCATCCCATGTTATTCTCCTTAATATACTGCGCCAATAATAGTTAATAATCCACTAATAACTGTGTTTAGTGTTTCTTTAAACTGTAACTGACTCATTTCTTGTACAACGGCTAATTGTCGTTGTGTATCTTTTAATAGCTCTGCTAAATCTTGTGTACTAAACTGTCCAGCTTGTGCGGCTTGGGTAGCTTGTTGAATATTCTGTGCCGCTTGAGCAAACGCAGGATCTCCACAGTTAGCTAAGTCCGATAATGCTTGATTGATTTGATCCATATTCATCGAGGTCTACTCCCTATAACGTGTTGAATTATTTCTGCTGTATTCTCAACATTAGACATTTTGAGTTTACAGAATAACGGCGACACTGGTGTGCTTTCTGTGTATCTAGTTGCTAACCCTTGTGCTATTTCGTTTAATGACTTTGCGGCTTTATAGCCGTTGTCATTGTGTGGTAATTCTTGACTATACTTTTCATACAATTCTGTTTTATATGCTAATGCTGTAGCATTGGATTGCGCTAGTAAAGGATTACTACATTGATTTTTATACATACTAGCATCTACACGAATTTCTGTAATTTGATGATATTCAATGTTATCAAACTTAGTCATTAACACAGCATCTACTACTGTACAACTAACTAATACAGGTAATAATAGTGCTATAAGGCGTTTCATTTAGATTCACCGTAAATGTTTTTGTTTGTGTTATACCATTGTATCCAAGTTTCAACTCGTTCCTTTAACAAATAGTATTGAGCAAAATTATCATTTGCGTTTTCAATCATATCTGTTAGTGTGCGCTTGTCTTCTGGCAATGGAGTTAAATCTGGTGGCGGTGCTAACATTTCATCACTAGCAGTAGGCCACTTTAATGTAACTGGAACAGTATTATTAGCACAACCGGCAATAGTAACCACAAATAATAGTATTAATAATTTTTTCATTTTGTTGGCCCTACGGTAACAAATCCATTAGTAGCTTGATTTTTAACAGCGCGATTATAAGTATCAAAAGCTATATCATTTATAGTACATTCTTTGTTTATTACTACACGATTTTGTTCAGCTTGTTGTTTAACTCCATAAGTATGACCTTTAATTAAATTTTCATTAGCTTTAAGAGCTTGAGTAAGTTGTGCGTTGGCAGCATCACTTTTTTGTTCTAGTAATTGCATTTGCTGTTGTGCGTCTTTTAAATCTTGTTGATATATAGCTACTACACCAGAGCCACCATACATAAAAATACTAACCAACATTACTATACCACTAACTGGTTTAAGGAATATAGCATAAGGTTTACATTCAGGAATATGTGTTAATATTCCAGATAAAAAATAAATTGCGGCGGCACCACCTGCGGCAGCTGGCCATACCCAGACTGGTATGTTACCTAACAAGTAGTGGACAGCAAAAGCATACATTATGAACTCAATATCTGATAAGCACGACTACAATGTTGTTCGCGTTCAGGAAGACCTAATTCGCCGCCATTGATTTTAATACTTAACTCACGAATATTGCCAGCATCGGCATATTGATTAAGATTATTATTTTCCCAGAACCAGCAAGCTGATTGAATAGCGCCTTCGAATGTAGTAAGGAACGCAGGAACATCGTCGATATTCATTTGTAGACTGTCAGCAAATGCTTGATAGTTACTACGACCAGTAACTTGAATCAAACCGCGGCCACAAAACTTCCAACCATCGCCTGATGCTTCGTCGCCATTGCCCATACGACCAGCATAAGCACGATTAGCAATCTTTTCTGGATTGTGTGCGTATTGGTCAGCAATGTCTGGTGTAAAGTGACTAGGCCAAACACGACATAAGCTAGCCGCCTGATAATTTAAATTTTCATGTAATGCTGTATAGCCAGCAGACTCAACATAAGTTTCACCTAAAAAGGCAGCTACCCGATTGATTGTTGTGATATCGTAATCAGGAAGAATTTTGTTTAATGCGTTACACCAGTGTTCAACATATTCGTTGCCTGGTAATATTTGTGCTAATTGATCTTGTCTTATTTCCATAGTAGATGTGCTCCGTGTCTACTAATATTTAGTTAGATTTAAGGTAAAATGTTGCTGGCTATTATACTAGCCCAACGCTCAGCATCTTGTTCTGTTACACGATAATCGTATGTTTTAGGGGGATTAAATAAGGCATTAGTATCAGCAAATCTGCCCTCTTTAATAGTATCTACCCATATTGTAATCTCTGGGGCAAATATCTCACGCATTTCTAGTAATGGGCATACGAAATCAGCAATAGCATATTCTGATTCACTTGCGTCACATAGTTCACGCATACGACGACTTTGACGAATTCTTCCTTCTTCGCTAAAGTCCCAATCGTTAAATTGTGCTCTAATTTCGTCAGCATTAAAATGCTGTGCGTTAATTTTTTCTACTAAGGATTTTGCTAAGGTAGTTTTTCCTGAGCCAGGAAGGCCCAGGATTAAAATACGATGTGCCATTATTATTATAATCTTTCAATAGTTACATAACTACCGTACGGCGTTGTGTTTGTGGTAAGCATCCAGGTCAAGCGATACATTGCACCTGCGACTTGGTCTATAATATTCCATATGTAAGTTATGTTGGAACGACTTGCTTGCCCGCCGCTAGTAATTAATGTTTGAAAACTTGTTGTAGGATCCCCGCGGCGGCTTGTAGAGCTTTGATAGATTCATCTTGCTCGTAATATGCTTTTGTAGGCAACCCAGCTGCCACACGCATTTCATTTAATTCTTCATCGTGAGTTTCACGATATGCTTTTGGCGATAGTGGAACTATGCGCTCAAATTCTTCTTGAGTGTAAGGATATTCCTTACCTTCATAAACCATTGTCCAATCTTTTGGCTCAAATTCTGTTAGTGTAGACAAATCATCTAATAACTGTTGTACATGGGAACCTGCTGTACTGCGTCTACGAATTTCAACATATACTAAGTAACGATTTGGTTTAATTTCGCCCGGGCTACGGTCAGCATCAATAATAAAATCATAACCCTTTTCAAACCAATTCATTAAATCTTTAGCGGCATTAGGGTCGCGAACAAAGAAAGAGATAACAATAATATCATCATCTTCGCTCATTTTGCTAGTAAACTCGTCAATATGAATAACTGGCTTTAATAAGCCTTCCATGTCTTTATATTCTAAAGTTTCAAATATAAAATTAGAGTTGAGGTTCTTGTTGTCCATTGTCTGTATAATTAGGTTGGGTTTGTTCTTTATCTAAATCTTTACTGTAAGCATTATCCAAATCTTCCAAGTCAATTTCTTCCTCTTCTAATTGGATGCTTCCAGTACGGATATCACTCATTAAATTCTTAGGCATAGTAATTTCTACTAGCCAAATCTTTTTCTCGATAATTCTAGCAATTTTAGTGCCAGGACGATAATCGGATGGATCCTCAATTTTAAGAGGAATCTTCATGTTAGTTTTTTTAAATTTTACTTCACAATCAAAAGGAAGTAATCTGCGAGCCCCGCGTGGGTCTGGCATTAAATTCTCAGGCCACATAAAAATACAAGAAACTTTGTATTTGGAAATAGTAGGGCCTTGTACTAATTCACCAATTCCCCAGTTCTTAAATGCGTATAAATCCAAAGAATCCAACACACGCTCGTAGTCAAGTAAAGTTAATAAACTACCTTCACTAAGGTAGATATCTTTAATGTTGGCGGCGACCTGCCAATAATCTTGATGGTCTTTGAATATATCCGAATCGAAAGGTTTATTTGCCATAGTAATGTATTTAGTTAAATGGAAAGGTTAAGGTTATTTTGAAATTTAAGCGCAGAACAGCACTTTGGACTATTACTTATGCTTGAAATATAAGATATTAACACCCATAGAATATAAAAATCATGGGTCGTAAATACTCTTGACAGCAAGGTGCTGTCGGAAGTAACTCAACTACAAACGGAGTCTAAATTGAGTAGACAAAGAGCAGCAAAATCTCAAAAACGTCAAATGACACATCAAGAAAATACGATAAGGTTCGATCAGGCAAAACCAGTAAAACAGCGCCCAATTGATATAGTTCCTAGAACTAGAAATCAAGAGCGTTTAGTGCTGGCTTTACAAAGTGACGAGCAACATATCGTTGTAACAGCAGGCCCTGCGGGCACAGGCAAGACATATCTTGCCGTCCTGGCGGCAATAAAAGCCTTTAGAGAAGGAGAAGTAGATCGCATAGTACTAACTAGACCAGCAGTTTCTGTTGAAAACGAAAATCACGGATTTTTACCGGGTGACTTAAATCAAAAAATGGACCCGTGGATTAAACCAATTACAGACATACTGAGAGAGTATTATCGTCCGCAAGACATTGCAGCGATGATCGAAGATCAGAAAATTGAAATTGCTCCGTTGTCGTTTATGAGAGGCCGGACGCTGAAAAACGCATATATTATTGCAGATGAAATGCAAAATAGTTCCGCGGCACAGGTCAAGATGCTTTTGACTCGTATTGGGGAAGGTAGTAAGATAGTCATAACCGGGGATGTCGAGCAGACAGACCTCAAAAAAGGCAGTAACGGCCTCGTAGATTTATGCGAAAGATTACAGAAAGGAGGTGTTAAAGGAATAGCAGTTTGCCAGTTAGATGAGCGTGATGTACAGCGTCATCACATTATCGGCAAAATATTGCAACTTTACAAAGATTAATAGCAAACACTATTAATCAATTCATCTCGTGTTATTGAACATTCTCTGCCGTTAGATCTGTTATTAGCGGCAGGGATTAGTTCAAGATTCTCTCGTGACGCTATAATTGCTGGATGTACATTTTGATGGAATCCTGCATATACAGAAAACTTATGATCCCATTCGTGCCCAGGTGTTGCTGTTAACTTATAATGTCTTATAACAACATAGGTTAAACTTCTCACTAATTTTTGGTATGCAATAAACTTTGGGTTAATTTGAACTTTTTCTCGATCCTCTACATTGTTTATTTTAAGAAATCGATTTATTACTTTCTAACATAAACCTTCATCCTTCGACTCCGAAATGTTCTTCTATCCGCCTTTTAACTTCAAACAAAGCACCATTGTAATCTGTGTATAGTTCATTACTTGTCCAACTGCCGTCTACATTACGATTTACTAAATCATCGGTGATACCGACACATTCCCGCACAATCAACTCGGCGAACTTTTGTTCAAAAGAGTCAATATACCATTCTTGGTCAACAGCATATTCGTGAGCTTGCTTTTTAAGTTCGCCGAATCGCTGATTCATTTTAGGTCGCTCGGTCATTGTTTCACTCCAAACTTTAGTCTAAACCATACAGCATCTGCTGGGTCTCTAAAATAAACCACGGTATAATCTTCGGACCGGTCAGCCACAGGACTGCGGCGGTGCCGGGTCCTGCCCCAGCTCTTGTCGTGATATGCTTCTATTGTAACCGGGGTGATCAATCTAGCAAACCAACGGCGGCCTTTTTGAACTCCGGCCGGTCCAAAGTTCTCTTCACAAAATGCGTATGTATAATACCAGGCGGCTGAATTACCTGCTCGAATTCGTGTAGTTGCTGTGCCCATTATTCTACCCACCATTCAATTTTAGGATTTGTTTTTTCATACTGTTCAACCAATTGGTCCATAGTCCACAAGTCATCAGTTTCAATAGTTTCTAACCATTTACCAAATTGAGCCCACGATGAATCTTTCATAGGATCAACACCAATTTCCGCACCCCACGGACCTAACCCTGTGCCACAACAATCAATACGACCACATGAATAACTTTGTAGTATCTCATCATACTCAAATGATTCACCAGCTTTTCTGCCAGTGAGTTTGGAATCTTCTGTTAGTGTTCGGGTGACCCGTTTGGTCAATCCGCGATCTATATACCATTGCAAGTTAATAACACCCATCCAATTTGTAGAATATCTTACTGTCATTTATTTGTTCTCATCAATAGGTGGATAATCAATATAATCTCCAAACTCCGAACTATACAATACTGCATCAGTTCCTAATATCTGCACTTCCAAATCGTGGTGTGTAATATCATAATCAACAAAGGTAAAGTCCTCATTATACACACGGAAGAAATAGAAGGCACCACCATCCATATCAACGCCATGCATGATAAATCCTTTTACACCATTGGCAGGTTTAACACTTCTTATCTTCTCGTTCATTCTTCAACTCCAAAATGTTGTTTAATATTGTTTTGACATGATTTTGTTACCATATGTGCTCTAACAGGCAAAATTCCAAACGATTCTAGATTATGATTTTCACAAGAATTAATACATTCCTTAACGATCAACTCAGCGAACTTCTCTAATTGTTCTTCTGGAGTATAGTTGTCTATCATTTCTCTGCCACTATCGTCCCATAAGGTAAATCCTATACCAGCATCAATGGCAAGTTGTCGAATCCGCTCGTTCATTTTACTGTTCCATTCAATTCAATAATACGATACAGTCTTGCACACTCTTGTTTCTGCTCATCCAACTCAACTGCCAATTGATCAGCTCGACCCATTTCGTGTGAATGTGCTTTGAACAGCAGGTCTCGTTCCTTTTGTAGCTGGCGTAGCTTTGCCTCAGCTTTTATTAAATATGCTTCAGCATTTCCATAGTAGGATTCTGCGCCGGCAAGCATGGTTTTTATTTCATCAGCCAATTCATTTGCGTTCATTACCATTGCTCTACTTTCTCTAAGGCGCTAATCAATTCAGATATGACTCGTTTGTCAATATTGATAAACATTGTTTTATTCACTTGGTTAGGATACAGTTGTATTCTCACCTTATCACCCATATCAATTACTGAAGCGTATTGAAGGCCTTGTGATTCAATCGTGGTTGTTGGATAAATTGTATTCATAATGTTTTTCCTCTAATGTCCTCAATTTCTGTTGGTACATCTTTATTCCGCAACTCCAAAATGGTCTTGAATTCTTCGTTTAACTTCCCACAAGGCACCATTGTAATCTGTGTATAGTTCCGTGCTGATCCAAGTGCCATCCGCATCGCGATTTACTAAATCATCGGTAATACCAATACATTCCGCCACAATCAACTGGGCGAACTGTTTGATACAAGTATCATATTCAGCGTGATGTTTATCAAACCCAGCTTGTTCAGCAAGTTGTTGAATCCGTTCGTTCATTTCTCGCCCTTTATGCTAGCTGACCTGTGATGTGCTCGAAGATATGCCTCCAGTTTTTAACTGTAGTAATGCCTTCATGATAGTGATGCATATTATGACCATGTTCCACTAGCAACGGTTTCAATCCATAATGATAGCCAGTTTCGGCGTTCTCAATTTTATCTTCAATCCACCAGCAACCAGTACCTTCGTATTCTTCCAGTGCTTCGTCTTTATGGGCGCCAGTGTCTAAACATACAATACGCTCAAACGCTGTAGGACCAAACAATTTGTGTAAGTTCATCTCACGCAACTTTTGAGCATTGGGATCTAAACTTAGTGATGTAATAGCATGAAATCTATAGCCAAATTCTTCGTGTAATCGCTTGACATAGAACATAGCATCACGCTGGGCTGGCAGGAATCCAATAGCCGCCGATTCATTAAAGATGCGTATTAATTTTACAACTTGTTCGCGTGGAATGCCATAGCGTACACTCATATCGTAATTGAGCTTGCTACCTGGAACTTCTTCGAATCCGTGTTCTTGCATCCAGACATTAAAGGCCCACTCCCAGTCAAGGCATACACCATCACAGTCAGTTAGGATAAGTTTATTTAGGTTCTTAAATTTACTTTTCATACTACTATTATAGCTGAATTTCAATTGCTTGTCAAGTTAGTGTCTGCTAACTTATATCCTATGAGTCCCATTATACATAGGGTGATCAAACTCAGCTGAACCTGTAGTACTAAAAATATGAATTGGCAGTACTATTAGCTCAGAATCAGTGGTTTTGAAATGATGCGGGGTCATTTTCCCTAGCAAAATTACATCGCCATAATTCAGAGGATATTCTTGTTGAGAATCGGCTGTACCCACAATAGACACACCAGAGCCATGGGCAACATATACTACTCTAGGAGTAGCGTGAATATGATGTGCTTGTTCAGATGTATAAGGAGGAATATACAGCATTTGGAATGTTGGATCACCTGGACGGACAGGAGTAATTAATTGCTTAGTACTACATCCATTAATATACGGTAAATCAGTTCCGCGATTAAATGTACTAGTTCTTGTTTCTGGTGTATAGCCAAAAATTTCCACACACATCTTAGTAGATAATAATGTTGTACCGTCACCTGTTTTTGATACAGCGGTATCATTGTCCAAATACCAGTAACTCGATAGTTGATTAGTTAAAATAGTTTGCTCACCGATATACACTTTATATTGATATAAATCGCTACTCACTGATTCGTATGTAGATGGTGTGTTTGAATTAAGTATTTGGAACATTTTTGCTTTCAGTAGGTAATGCGTGGCCATTTTCTTGTAACAATCTTTCCATAATAGCAGGATAAAATGGATAATAGTAGCCAACTATACGCTCCCAATCTTTTGGAATAGCAGTATCTTTCAATGCGGCTTTGAGAACTTTTTGTTCTTTGAAGTCTAATATTACGCTGGCTGTTTGCCAGTCTTTAGTTCTAACTCTAGTAGTTACAGTCATACCTTCATCGATCTTGCCATTGGCTTGATAGAAATAGGTTAACATTAAGTATCTCATAGCTTAGTCGGCAATTCCTACTAATTCTGCTAAACAAGCTGACAAATTTATTTCTTGATCGGCTACCATAGGTACATTGACTAAGGCATTACGGATAATAATAATTGCTTTATCTTGACCTTCGGGAGTTTTGCTCCATAACTGTAGATTATCATAAAACCATCTATAAGTCGAATCCATGTCCTCTTGACTTGCTTGACTACATATAAGTTTCCGACCCTCATTGATTTGCCCAGATTTAAATAAATCGACTGCGTTTAACCTCCAATCGCTAATAGCCCGATCATTTTCGCTTGGTTTAATCAATTTACCAGTGGTACTATTTGGTTGTACTAAATTTAAACATTTACGCAAATCTGGGTAAGTTGACGAAATATAAGAATCGAGGGTATCTAAGTCAAACTCTACTTCTTCTGTAACTAGGATAGTAGCTACACGAGCAGTAAACTCTGTGATATCTGTTTTCTCAATATGAAAGCCTTGGCAACGACTATGAATCGCTGGCATAATTTTATTAGGATAGTTACAAGTTAAAATAAAACGCACAGATTCTGCGTAGTCTTCCATTAAGTTGCGTAGTGCTGGTTGAACAGAGTTAATGTTCATATAATCAGCTTCGTCAATCAATACTACTTTAAATTTGCCAAATGGCATAGTACTACAAAAGCCAATTAGCTTATCAATCCACTCAACTTTTCTGGCATCTTTAGAACCGTTAGCTGACATTACATCATATTCATCTACACCTAGCTCGTTAATTAATAACTTAGCTAATGTAGTCTTGCCTGTGCCAGGGCTACCGCTTAATAATAAATGCGGAATACTGCCTTGTTTAATCCAAGTTGTAACTTGTTGTTTTTGACTTTCGTCGGTAAACACATACCCTTCAGTAGTGTTGGGCCTAAATTTTTCTGTCCAAAGAGCCTGCATCTATTTCTTCCTTATCCAATATTAATTTTACATCATATCCTGCTAATTTTACAGCCGCCAAAGTTGTTTCATCTGTGCCTTTAATGTTTTCTTTATCGTACTTAGATACTAGTCTTTCTTCATTATACACATTTAAAGGGTCGTCGTCAACTGGTTTGGCTGGTTGTGTTTTGCCAAAGATTGAATCCCAATTATTTTGAACTGTTTCGTTTGATACTAGATTCGGCCTGCGGCCATAGCCTTTGCCACCGTCTCCGGATAATGCCATTATACCAACTCTTCAGCAATACCTAATAATTCAGCAAACACCAATAGGTATCCAGCTGACTGAATGTAAGGATTCATTTCTAACCAACCACCACCAGCAAGTGCTAGTCCAGCTATAATTCGTAATGCGCTTTTAGCTAAACTAATTCTTAAATGTTTGGCGGCATTTGGATGTTTTTCTATTTGTGTTGCGTTAGGTCTAGTTAATCCCATATTATTTTCCTTTAAAAAAATGAAGTATATTATAAAATCTAGTTTTATAATGGGTGAACAGGGGTTTTAATATTGCTGGATGGTACGGACAACGCCCTTGTCTATAATCACACGCTGGAGTGTATTCATGTCCGCAAGTTGAACAGTTTATTTTTTTAACATTCGAACCAATCTTTCTTGATCCCATATTTCTTCTCCAGCAAATTTTGGTAACGAGTTGTACGCATCATCTAGATAGCATTTCAACAAATATAAATCTCTTTTACAATTCATTTGAGTAAATCCATCATTCATTGGAGAACTAGTTTCAGTAATTGATTCTCTTATTGCTTGATAAGCTGGATTTAAGTTGGGCTGTTTAAAACCCATTAGCTTGGCATTTCTTGTTTTTCAATATGTACAGCAGTTGAAATACCTTCCAATGTTGGGCACTCAACATCGTCGGATACAAGTAGTATATCCTTAGGATCAATCTTACGAACAGTTTGTTCGCCGTTTTCATCTTCTATTTCTAAACCGCGAGTCCAACGACCGTGTGCTACAAGAATCCACTGTCCTACTTTGACTGTAGTTTGTTTTGGTCCTACCGCATATACCTTACCCCAGCGTGGACGAATGCCATGGCCCTTACCATTGTCGTTTGGAATCCAAATACCACCTTGAGTAATACGCACATCAAAAGCCATGTCATGTACAATCACATGATCTTTCACAGCTTTAAACTGTTCTCTTTTTATTTTATGCGGTTCAAACTGATGTTTCATTTAAATCTTTCTTACAGGTTTGTCTTGTTGTTGTTGACGGGCTGTTTTTTCTAATTCTTGTTTAACAGTTTTAGCACGAGCAATCGCGGCTGCCAACCCACCTTGATCGTCTGTTGTGGTTTCTGTAATACTTGCTGGTGTCGAATCTGCTACCGGCAATGGATCAGCTTGTGGGGCTATAGGAGCTGATGCTACAACTGGCTGGCCTGTTGCCATAGCTGGCGCTTGTACTGGAGCTTCTGTTGAATGTTGATGGTTAGTTTGTACTGGGCCATCTGATACATTAGTTTGGCGCTGTATGCGTCTTTGTAATTGTTGATTTCTAGAATCGATAATATTACCTTGAGCATCGATTCTGTCGCCGCGAGCATTTACGCCCATATTGCCAACAGCTCTAACATTTTCATTTTGTAAACGCATAGATCCAATGTCTACTTGTTTGCCTCTCGCTGTTTTATATACTTTAGTTGTCATAATATTCTCCTGAATTCTTACTGTATTTAACGCAAAAATTCGCCGATGTTTAATTTATAGTGCATAGAATCTATTTTATGTACTCCCATTTTATATAATATAAAACTGGATACTGAACTTCCACGCCCTACACCCCAAATTACACGATTTTCTTTCATAATATCCACGAGGTACTTTAAAAATTTGAGCAAATCAAATAAATTACGCTCTTGATATAATAATAGTTCTTCCCCGCATCGTTGTAATTCGGCTTCATTGTTACATAAATCTAGGATATACTGAGCTATATCCATATCTTTATATGCTTGTGGCACGTGCCAATTTTGTTGTTTTTCATAATCCCATGCTGGGACAGTTTTATTGCCTTCGATAGTCCAAGGTAAAAAAGTATTTGGAAATCTTTCAACGAATTTAATTATCTTTTCAATATCAACTGTATTATCTACAATCATACCTTTGAATGAATCTAGTTCACGGCCTTGCATTAACAGATCAACTACATCTGTTTCATTAAAAATCATTTCGCCGTAATTATTCTGTTTCATCTAATCTTTTAAAATCAGCATAAACTACTGTGTTACCATATTCATCGTCTTCTTCTGGCTTTTCAGTTATATCTTCTATATCTGGCCATTGTAAGTCTAAATCACGCCAAACACTTCCTTGATGTATTGTAACAACTTTATCAACATCAATCAAGTCTCCTTCGCAATGTACTAAATCAGCAGAGTCCCACCAAGTAGGAGATTCCAAACTGTCGATGTTTTCATTATCGCCATGTATATAAATTACACCATCGCCAATTACACTACTAATTTCAACTTCGCCTAGTACAATACGGTCTTCCATAATAGCTGATAACTTTTGGAATAACATTATTCCCACTAATTGATCTACTGGATCGCCCGGAAATGTAACAACACGCAAGCCAGCATCCGCATACTTTTTACATTGTTCTTCGTGCTCGGCACTAATAAACATTGAGCTATCTAGTATATTATACACGAAATACTTAATACGGTCAAATGCTACATTATTAGCAGCACCGTCTGGTGTATTAGTCATCATGTATAACTTGGCCACATAGTTGTTCATTTGCATTTGACCATTATAATAAATGCCGGCGGTAAAATTAAGGGGGTATTGTATTCTTACGTTCATGAGATGTCAATCATTCCATCAAAGTCTGTGCCTGATTGTGCGGCCTTCATTTTACTTTGATATTTGTTTTGATAAGTTTCTAGTGCCATACGAATTTGGTTACACAAATCGTGATTGCCTAAACGATAAGCAATACTAAGTTTTTTGTTTAATTCGGCAATCTTACCAGAGAGTTCGTCAGTAGTAAGATTATCAATACTAGGTAATAGTGGATGTTCCATATACTAATTGTATAGGAAAAATATGGTTATGTCAATAGCTTTTTAGCTAAATGAAACGCCGTTGTTGCCAATACAATACCAACTGCCATTGCCAAATTGTAATGTACAAGCTGAGCCTGTAGAACTTAATGTAACATTTCCAGTATTGCCTAAATTCCATCCAGCACTAGTAACAGCTACAACCATAGAACCTGCCGCTACATTGGCTGCCACTAAAGTTTTAATTTGTCCAGAAACTCCATTTGGAAGTGTAGCTGTTTCAGCTGAACCTGTAGTAATATAACTTGTAGTTACTGCTAAATTAGATACCGCACTAGCTGCTAATGATTCACTGGAATTATTAAATGGCTGTAATTCTTGATTAGTTTGATTAATCGAAATAGTAGCACCGTTAGATGATGTACTAAATGTAAATGAGTATACACCAGATGCCGCAAAAGTTATTACATTGGTACTAGGATTTAATCCTTGAATACCAGTAGTGTTAACACTAACTGCTGTAGGTAATGTTACAGTATGTGCCGCACTAGCTACTGTAATTTGAACTGTAACAACACCTTGTTGACCAGCGATAGGCCAGTTACTAAAGCCTAAACTTACTGAACCACTAGTAGTAAATGATTGAAAATGTCCTGCGGAGTAATCAATAGTAACTACATTTGATACTGGTACTAATCCGGAAACTGCTACAAATGCAAAGTCAGATACAAGAGCATTAGTTAGCGGGGAATTTAACATATTGTTTTGAACAGAAAGATTTGCTCCGCCTGTTAACTGCGAATTTACAATGGATTTATTTTGTAAATCGGTAATTTCTTGCGCCGCATAGTTAAAATTCGTAGAAGTATTCGTGAAGTTATCACGGAAACCTTGCGAGTTATTATCTTGTCCAGCAACTGGGTAAGCGCCGTTAATGTTATTTGGGTTAATCTGACTTGTCATTCTTAGTATCCTTGAATATGCTATTATTTAGCTAAGTTGATAGCTGTTTAAAATTAGTAATTAAAACTTGCTCTAGGGTAAGTTTGTCCCGTTACGGGCCTTGGACCTACTACATACCCTGGAAAAACAGGGCCTTGAGTTGATTGGCTAAACAACGCGGCAATAGCTGTTCCAATTGGGCTACCTAATCCAGTACATGCATCCCAGCCAGGAGTTGCGCTATATCCAGTAGATAAATTAGATGCGTTATCGCCTACAGTTATATCGTTAAATGCTTGGTGATTATTATAAAATAATGTATTCAATAATCCACCTTGTCTTCCGTAAAGTTGTATTAATCTAGCAATCATGCCAGCATATAATGGACAACAAGCACTGGTTCCACCATACTGACTAAATGTATTGCCAGTGCCCCAATAAAATTGATATCCTGTATTTGGATCAGAATTGCCGGCAACATCAGGTACTCCGCGTACTGTTAAAGGAGATACTGTTCCAGCCGGATATAATTTTGTTGTTAACCCCACTTGAAACGCTGGCTTGGCGTTATAAACACTTTTGCCACCGCCCGAAGGAGTCCAAGTTACTTCGCTAGTAATTGTAGTTCCGCTTATTTGAAGTGTTGTTCCGCCGCAACCTAATACATAAGGACTGGACGCTGGAAATAGTACTTCGGGAGACGAACTTGCCCAAGTTGACCCTTCGTCACCTGATGCTACACATACTGGGATACCAATAACTACTGCTTGAGCTAGTACTGCATTCATAGAAGCTATAGAGCCCGAAGACCAATAAGTTGTTTCGCCTGCGCCCCAACTTATAGTAAGAACACAAGGGTTATTAACAGTATCGTGTATTGCTGTATTAATTGGGTCGTACCAATCAGGTCCTGGTACAGGACTACTATCACCGCCACCATATCCAAAATACATGGCTATTGTAGCATTTGGAGCTACTCCTGCGGCTACATATATATCTAACATAACTTCAGGAGAACCATTTGTGTCAGCTGGATCATTGGTGCCGCCATCAACTAATATATCTATCATAGTTGGGTTTGGTAATCCTATTCGAGAAAATGTTGAAGTTAAATTTTGTGGTGTATAGCCTCCGCCGTATTCTATAATTCCAATACACACTCCAGTACCAGTGGCCGCTGGAAATTTATAAGCGTTTGCTACTTGTATAGGTGTTAATGCTGAAATTGCAGCTGGTATTGCTTGATCTGGGGTTACAGGAACTGCCAAAGGACGCATTAATGTAAAATTGTTTAATCCTATTGTATATTCTATAACATTTTCTAACTGAGTTGGGATAGTTATAGACCCATTATATCCCATATAAGTTCTATCAGGTAATGTTATTAACAATAGTGTTATTCCAAATGCGGCATTAACTTGTTCAGCGGTTCCTGTTAATTTTACAGTAGCCCCCGGAGCATGACTATCAGTTATTGTTAACCCTGTTGCATTAGCAAAATCAGTAATAAGAGCTAAATCAGAATCTGATGCGCTAAATTGATTTAAAAAATCATCGTAAGATAATATTTTACTACGGCCAGCTAATATACTATCGGCATAATCCGTAACAGATTGTGGTCTTCTGACCATTATACTAAATTTAATTTGTTGAGTGGTGTCTACTGGGGTTGTAGAAACTACAGACGCAGGTGTAGTTACGGTACTTCCTGCTAAAGTAACTACAGGAGTTAACTCCATATTATCCTTCCATTTTTAACAAGGTTAATGTTACAGACAATGCTGTAGTTGTATTACCATTGTTAACTACTTTCATAGGAATTGCTACTGTTGGAACTGTTTCATTGTTAAAACCTATTACTGCTGGCGTAAAGTTTACTGTGCCAGCGGCATTACCAATTGCTTCGGCTACTACGCCTGATCCCGGTGTTGGATCTGTATTAATTGTTCGTGTATAATCAGACACAGCAGCTGCATTTGATGTGTATAATGTAACCCAACTTGCATTGTTAGATGTTATACTATAAAGAGCGTACCCTTTATATCCAGTTGCTACAATATTGGCTGCCGCATTAGATGCTAAACTACCTGTAGTAATTGTTACATTAACACGAGAGTTGGTGGTAGCAACACCTGTTAATTGACTGCCGTTACCATAAAAATAAGTAGCGTTAACATTGCCAGCTGTAACATTACCTGGCAACGACATACCTGATGTAAAGAATGTTGCTGATGTTGTACCATTAACTGTTACGGAAATATTATTACTTGGTGTAGGAATACTAATACTACTAGCACCAGATACAATATTTGATGATGAAGTAAGAATACCAGTTAAGAAAGCGCCATTGCCAAGTATATAACTGCCTACAATGTTTCCAGAAGCATTTACATTGACTAACGTTTCCATACTCCCTGCGTAAGTTGGCAGGAAAGCCGCTACTTGAGCATTACCATAACTAGTGCTAGTGTTACTATAAGTTAATTCACCGCTAGTAGTATTATAATAAACTGTGCTTGTAATATTAGAATTATCGTTGCGAACTGGCTTAACATAAAAACCAGCTAACGGAGCATCTAGAGCAGCAGGATTGCCGTTAAGGGCTATCGAGTTCTCGGCTGAATTTGGGTATCCAGCATACGCACCAATCGCTATTGCGTTAGCTCCTTGATTAATGTTTCCTGCTAATGCTCCTATAGCAATAGCTTGATTACCTTGTACATTAGCACCTGCGCCTAAACCAATAGCAATAGCTTGATTGCCTTGATTGTATTGTCCTGATCCTTGCCCAATAGCTACTGCTTGGATACCTTGATTAAGATTACCTGCCGCACGACCATAAGCAATCGCATTAGCACCTTGGTTAGTATATCCTGCTATTTTACCTACAGCAATCGCACCATCACCTTGGCCGTTAGAGCCAGCGCCAGATCCTATAGCGATTGAGTTATAACCTTGACTGCTGTTGCCGGCAAAATAACCAATAGCTACAGCGTTACCACTTTGAGTAAATTGTCCAGCGGCGTGTCCAATTGCTACTGAATCACTAGCTTGGCCAGTAAATCCTGCTACACGACCAATACCAACAGCGTATGTTCCTTGTGTATTAGATCCAGCAAAGGATCCTATAGCTATGCCATTGGCACTTTGATTTATGCCACCTGCTGTATTACCTATAGCAATAGTATCTATATTTGCTGATTGTCCAGAGTTGCCAGCATTATTGCCTAAACTAATACTGGTACTAGTTTGATACAAATAGTTGGTAGTTAAAGTACCAGCTACGCTTAAATTATTTAATGTCCCAACAGTAGTAATGTTTGGCTGTACCGGTTGGGTTACAGTACCAGCCGTATTGGCATAATTAGGAACAGCCGCAAAATTAGCGTCAAGTTCTGCTAAAGGTATTGTGCCAGTTTGATTGGCAAAGGTATATGGTACAGTCATTTTTATCCTAGAATATTTCGTTTGGGGAACAATAGATATTTATTGTATGCATCGGTATTAGTGTATATGTCAGCAGGTGCGTTAAATGTAAGGCTTCCGCCGTCAAATTGCGTATCAAAGGTTGTAGTTCCACCGTTGGACCAGTAAACAGTAGTGCCACTGTTATTTTTCCAGCCAACAGCTACATTGGTATTATTAACCCATGATGTAGTAGCCGGGACAGTAGCATCCAATCCAGGAACTACCAGTACGCTCCAAAAAGCGCCAGTGCCTGTACCAGTAAGTGTAGTCCCAGCGATTGAATTGTAATAATTATCAAATGCAAACAAGTCACCTGTGCCATAATAGAATACATTTACGATTCCGCCATAGCTGTTTACCGTATCAACAACAATTAATATATCATTTAATGGTGTTGTGCCGCCAACTTGTGTTCCAGATAGTTTAATACGGTCGCCATGATAAGTTATAGTGCCATGTGCGTCTCGCTCAACACCACGATATCCAATACCAGATGAAGCAACCGATATATCATAATGATAGTTAATATCAAATGTAGTTGATGTTGGCGGACTTGGTATCCAGCTTTGAGCATCGGCGTCCCAGTTAACTGTTAATGCGCTATCTAATTCATAACGGTCTGCTTCAAAGTCAACTTGATTTAATTGTGTGCCAAATTGAGTTTCGATGTTATATTGTATCTGCCCGCTTGCTCCTGGAATCGTATAAGCAATTACCCAAGCAGGTGTGAATCCTAATACTTGTCCGTTAGCTTGTTTTGACTGCATCCACAATGGTAAAATATTACTTTCTTGGCCTACTACATCAATAACTTGATTACGCATATCTTCCAATGCGTTAGGATATACCACATCAACAGTTGGATCAGTAAGTCCATATGGCCATACTACTTCTTTGCTTACACTTACACCTTCATTGTTAACTAAGTTATCTATAATTTCAGAATACACTACTTCATATATTACTTGTCCTGTAATAGGATCAACAGCTTGTGCTGTTTTAATTTCACCTAGTGTTAAATTTTTCCAATAGTGATTAAGTTGTAGTGCTTCAACATAAGTATCTAAACTAACCGCATCTAAACCATACGCATGATAATATGTTACATTATGGCTTAATCCAAAATTAGGATCATCAGAACGATACAATAATGACGGAGTAAAGATATTATTATTCTCAAGTAAGTTAGAAATTAATGCTCTATCATTAACTGGAGGCATACATTGGATGTATAAATTTTCATACGGTTTATTGTATGTGCGAAGTACATCAATTGTAAATGTTTTATAAACACTAACATAACCATTTATACTATATGCGTTAACCGTAAATGTACAAGTAAGGTCAAAGGTTGTAGTATTATTATCAAAAGTTGTATTGCCATCGTCAAGAGCAAAAGTATTAAAACTTACACGCCCAACAATATGTCCTGAAGGCAGTAAAGATAATCCTTGTGGTAATCTTGAATCAGTCCCTGTCGCTAATCTATATTGTAATGGTAATCCAGCTGTGGTAGTCGCCGCAACATAAAAAGTGCTAGTCGAACCGTTACTAATGCTTCCTAAGAAGGCAGGAGTTAACCAAGTAACATTAGTTGATATAGGGCCACTAATAGTTAAACTATATTGATAGAATATACTTACAATATCAGGAGATGAAACATTATAAACAGCGACACTAAAATTATAAGTTTGTTCAGTTAATCCAAGATTTGGCAAGTATCCAGACAGCCACCCTGTTTCATTATCAAGATATAGTCCTGGTGGCAAGAAATTGCCTAAGTAACCAATTTGATCTCCTGTAACATTCTTGCCTATAAATTGATAAGCAAAGAAGGTACTGTTAGGCGCTGTACCAATACTGCCTTGTGGATTTAATAGTACAGGAGCATTAATATTAGATATCGATGCTGTTAAATCAGTATTATCTGCTGTAATAAGTGTAGTGGATGCGTTAAAGTCTGAAGTACTCCATACAAACATACTAAAAGATCTTACAGCCGAAGTACGGCCGTCTGTTACTTGTAAACTAAATTCATAATTAGTACTTTGCGACTCTACCCCAAAGTCAAACGGATAAGTTGAAAAGCCTACGCTGTTAGCACTATAGCCAGGCGCGGCAGAAAAAGTTGGGTTAAGTTCAAAAAATCCCGATAATAATCCAGTAGGACTTAATGTAATGCCTGGAGGTAGTGTTCCAGAATATAAAGTGATTGCTGGGGGAATACCTGTAGTATTGTCGTCGGTGTATTCAAGTTGAAACCCAGGTTCTAATAATTCTCCAACAAAGAATTGTCCAATCTCACCAGCTGGGGTAATCCAACTTGGAAGATTTTGACCAGCTACTGTAATTGTAAATGTTCTGTCGGCCAATCGATTAATAACAGTAATACCACCAATTGTTTTTGTAGTGTAAGCACGAATAGCAAACTTGCTAGTAACATTAACTCCGGCTACTATAGCGTCATCTGCTATAGTTATAACATTAGTAGGCACACCTTGAATAAATCCATCTCGAGTACATTCTATTCCGGAAGGCAAACTTCCTGCTATAGCTTGAAAAAAGACTGGATCGCCACCAGGTTCTTCTACCTGTAATGGTACTTGATAAAATGCGCCTTCTGGTACCGTGCCTAAGCTACCGGGCGGGGTAATCCAAATAGGTTGTACTGACGACATAAGTTACTCCATTATTGGTAAGCGGCTACAGTCCAGTTTACCCATCCTAATGAACCTGTTGCTGGATTTAATTGATAAGCCTGAACCTGTTGAGTTTGTGAATTGTAAACCATTTCGCCACCAGTCATGCCACTTAAACTAGCAATTTGACTAGTTGTGTAACTAGGCAATTTAAAGAAGCCGCCTGGGGCAATAAAGCTACCACTAACTGTATTACCACTTACACTTAAACTTGACAATGTACCAACACTAGTAATATTTGCTTGTGCATTTGTAGTTACTGTACCAGAAGTTAATGCGGAGTTAGCTAAAGTTACTGGACCAACTACATTAGTACCAGTTATGGCTGTGATTTGTGTTCCGTTACCAATTAAGTAACTACCTATGATCGCTCCAACAGCACTTACTTGTCCGTTAACAATAATATTTCCGCCGAGTACATTACCAGTAGCACTAATCTGACCTGCCGTTGCTACATTGCCAGCAGTAATATTTCCTGTGTTATCAAATATAAATCCAGTAACACTTAAACTATTAGCAAAAATTTCTCCTGTGGCACTAATTATCCCAGAACTTATTATGTTACCACCGTATATATTACTATTAGCAGTAATAATACCACTACTATTAACGTTGCCAGAAGAAATAATACCACTAACACTTAATGAAGTTAATGTTCCGACACTAGTAATATTAGATTGTGCGTTATTAGTTACTGTACTAGCTATTGTTGCGGAAGCGGCTGTTGTTGCGGAAGCGGCGGTTGTCGCATTTGCTACTGCGCCAGTTATGTTTGTGCCCAATATATTGGATAGTTGACTTCCGTCGCCAATAAAATAATTAGCAATAATTGCATTGCCAATTACAGCATCCTGGGTGGCACTATCATAAGTAAATCCAATATCAGCACCAGCATTGCCATTATTGTTATAAATTACTTGAGTATTTGCTCCTGGTACTACAAAGTTTCCTGTAGTATTACCTTGTAATGTTCCTATGAATAAATTAGCTGTAACTGTGTTAGTCGCAGTGACATTAAATGCTTCGATATTTCCTGAATAGGTTGGTAAGTAGGATGCTACATTAGCATTACTATAAGATACATTAGCTACAATACCAGTTAAGCGACTTCCATTACCAATAAAGTATCCGCCATTGCTTGTAATATTACCAGTGGTAATAATAGATGCTACATTTTGCATTGATCCAGAGTAAGTAGGAAGAAATGCGTTTACATTAGCGTTACCGTAGTTTCCAGCAAACGGTACGCCATTAGCATATTGGTAAGTGTTAGTTTTAACTATGCCAGCAGTTACATTTCCAGGAACAGTTACGCCAGTAGAAGTAAATGTTGCCACATTAGCAACACCAGACACTCCAACAGTAACATTTGCGTTAGCCGAAGCAATGGATACATTAGATGTACCATATCCAATAGCATTACCAGAGATATTATTAACTTGTGGGACTTTGCCCCAAATTATAGTACTGCCGTCATAAGTGCCAAAACAATAGTAAAAGAATGATGAGCTATAGGCATACATTCCAGCAACATCGCCAACTTTACCTACTAATGTAGCTGGCGGTTGTGGGTTTGGGAGAGCAAATAATTGTTCAAAATTGCTGTTTGTAGTAATAAACGCGGTGCGTATAGGATCGCCCATGCCATCATTTGGCGCTGATCCTACATTAATAATTTCCTGAGACATACCATTCCTCTTTAGCTTTTATTATTTAGCTAAAATGGTATCTATGTTATTTTGGGCGTTTTTAGTTTAATTCGGGGAGAAACTACTACCGCAACCGCAGGTTGTTGATGCCTGCATTCCAGTAATTGTAAAGGCAGAACCGTGTATATCTTCTTTATAATCTACAACGGCACCTTGTAAATAGGATCCAGACATAGAATCTACAAGTAAATGTACGCCATTAGATTCAAAATCCCAATCATCGTCGGCTTGGTCTTCGTCTAAAGTAAACCCTGTTTGAAACCCAGAACATCCGCCACCTTGTACGAATACTCGTAATTTCAAATTAGGGTTATTTTCTTCTGCTAAAATATCTTTAATTTTAGCTGTAGCAGATTCGGTAATGGTAATCATATTCGTTCTGAGCAGACATCCCAGTTGATAATCTTCCAGATGTTATCTAAGTATTTTTCTTTGTCCCATTGGTATTGAAGGCTCCATGCATGCTCCCAAAAGTCCACTAGTAGGCAAATATCAGTCCGCACTTGATGATTCGGGATTGTTTTAATCGTGCCCGATATACTAAGGTAAATCCATCCAGATCCTTGTAGCTTCATGGCCGCTTCTTTAAAAGCAATCTTGAAGTCTTCATATGTTTTAAAGTTAGTTTCAATTAGTTCAAGTACTGCGCCTTTAGGACGGTTAGCGCCTTTAGGTGCTTTTAACTGTGGGAAGAATTTGTTATGTAAAAATGATCCAGCACGGTTAAACTTAGGGTCGCCTTCGCCAGCATTATATTTCTTAGCATAGGCTTTGGCTAAGTGCTCATAATGATAATCTATAGTTGCGGCACTCATAACAGGCTCTAAATCTTTAGGCTTGTATGGTAATGGTGTTGTTTCTAGTTTAGCTGGAACTGTGGTAGCTTCGACTAAATCGATTGTTTTGCGAATATCGTTCATGCTAATATTTAGCGTCTGCGTGTAATGCGCCCACGATTGAGATCGTAAGGGGAAAATTCTAATTCTACCGTATCGCCTTCTAGAACTTTAATATTGTTCTGACGCATACGGCCACTTAAATTGGCAAGTACTGGGTTTTCAAAGTTTTCTAATTTTACACGGTATTGGGTATTTCTTAACACTTCTGTAATAATACCCTCCATTTTTATAACATCATCTTTTGCCAATTTTTTAGTTTCTCTCCCTAGTATATTACTTATGATTATCTACGCATAGAACTAATATCTTTAGCTTCTTCGTCGCTAAAAATTGGCACTCCGTTGGACTTGTGCATAGTGCCAATACCTTTAACTTTAGTACCAGTATAAGTGTTATCTTTGACTTTAACACAAGGAACCCAACCTGTATCTTTGGATTCAATCTTTGGAGTTTCGCGGCCTGGCGGAGTTTTGGGCATGAAATCCGACATAGTTTTACGGGGAGAATTGTAAGGGCCTGTGCTAAACTTAGGAGCCATTTTATCAAACTCAACTAGCTTACGATCCCAATCAGCTTGTCGTGCTTGTGCTAGTTTCTTAGCTTCAGAACTTGCCCATTTGCGTTTAGTTTTTTGCTTGCCAGTTGTGGATAACCACGGTCCTTCTAAATGAAAGCTCATACTTTATCTATACCGTTTAAACTGTTAAAGGGAATTTTGTAAACAGAATACTTGAGTGCTTCGCCAAGAGTAGCAAAGTACTTGCTGTATGTAACATTAAGATGGGAGTAACTAATTTTATAACTCATACTACTATTATAGCGTAGTATGAGTTATTTGTCAACCTATTCGTAAAAGATATGATGCCCAGTTTTAGTAATATATCTCTTGGTGCTAGCCCATACTGGTCGTATTCCAGTAGAATGGAAGTACATAGCAGTACCATATTTGGTACGATATTCACTATATTCCCCGCGGGCAATACCTTCGGCGATTTGTTTACTTTCTACCCAACGCTCATCATCGGATTTAGGTTTCGAAACGTACCCAGCGCATACCCAGCTAAACTGACATACCGGAACTTGCTGTACGACTTCTGTAGTTTTGGTAACAGTTTCTGGGCGACCAAAATAGCCAACATGGACTACTTCTGTCTTTTTAACTTCTCGAGTTTTGGTTACGACTGTACGAGCTTTTACTACTTCACATACACTCTTACCAAATCGTGGATCTTGGGCACGATTAATTGTAACGATACCTACAGCAATTTTGCCTTCGGTTGGTTCGCTACCTGACTCGTAAAATATGTTACGAGCTAAACACTCTACATCCTTGTCTGAAAGGAATGGTGTCGCAATTAAATTTACAGTACGCTCTACAAAATATGTAGCTTGGCCAACCATCTGTCCTGTAAATGTTGTATTGTCTGCTAAGACAACTACTTCTTGTTTTACTTCTGCTGCTTGTACTACAATACTGCTTACTACTAGTAATAACGATAATAAGATATTCTTCATTTCGTTCTCCTCACGGCACAACTGGGCCAGTTCAGCGGATGCTCAGGATGAGCGCATTGACAATGATGGAGAGTGTAGGTACGAGACCTCGGCCTTCTTTGGCATTTACTCTTTCGTATATTAAACAACTAATATACAATACCATATTGTCAACGAAAAGGATTTCCGAAGTCCTCTTTCGAATCGGATTCAAACTGACATCCGGTGCGTGACTTACATTTATATTCCGGACAAGCCCGTCCGGTGTTCGCTACTATATATACTTACTAAGTTTACTACAGAACAATAAAAAAAGCAATCATTTCGGTACCTTTTTGCCGTTAACTACTAATATAATGGCTCCGGTGGAGGCATAGCTTTAAGTTTAGCCCACATCTCACCTTGTTCCTTTAATTTGGCTTCTAATGCGCGATACTTGTCGCCTAATTCTTTAAGTTCATCCCATTCCTTTTCCAATTCTGGATTTGGAACTAAGACATTTAATCTTTCTTCAAGTTTTTGTATGACATCAGTTAAACTACGACCATTAATTTTTATGTCAGCGTTATCGCCTTCGAGATTTAATTGACCAGTAGCATTGGTGTATAAAGAAGTATTAGTGGCGTTAGTTGCGCCAAAATTATATCCAGTTCCTGCTCCGGCAGAGATAGTATATGGGCCAGTGTTAGCTCCAGTTAAACTAGGAGAGATTGTGTATCCGCCGCCAATAACAGTATTACTATACAACGATCCAGATACTGCTCCTGGATTAAGTGTAATGGTATCAGTTGTCGCACCGTTATTATAAGTTAAATCAAACGGATTATATGAACTTGAATATTCATAACCTGCTATTGTAACAGTATCTTCTGTTTCTGTTACCGGAGTCGGGTCATTAATTTTTTTAAGTGCGTTACGAATTTCATCCAATTGTTCTTGAGCCAATTGCTCTTGCGTAAGGTCCATGTGCCATCCTTATTATCAATCCACTCTAGCGTGTCGCCGACCTTCCAGCCGGCTTCACGACAGAGCTCATCACCGAGATCCAGGATTAAGTCGCCTGTATCTGGATCTTCGATGATATTTCTTGTTGCCATATTACTTAACAGACAATGCTTCTTTTTCTGCTGTAATTTCTTTACGACGCTCTTTGATGCCCTTAGACATTTCTTGTAATGCTTTGCGAGCACGGGCGGCACTTGCTTTTATGCCTTTGGTTGTGAACTTTTCGTTCTCTGCGATGTAGTTATTGAATGCTTCTACGATTGCGTCATGTTGTGACATTGTTATTTCCTTTATAATTAGTGTCCTAAGACATAGTTAATTATACATGAATTAACTAGGAAGTCAAATTTTTATTAGAAGTAAACGTGTCGTTTGGCATAACAGTCCCAAACTAATATATTGTCCCAACTATGTGTCCAAGTTACTATAAACAGACTAAGGGTATTGTGGTCAAAGATATGTAATTTATTGTCATCTACTCTTGCTTGAATTGAACGGCTAGTAGTTGTCCATTTTTGTAAACGGTTTCGTGCTTCTGGATCTCTCATTATTACGGTATACAGAGAGTCACCGTTTTTAAAAACTGGTAAGGTCATTTACGTTCTATATCTTCTTCTTGACAGTCTTCACCATATTGTATTTCAACTATGCGACACGGATTGTCTGACATATTAATTAATTGGTGCCAAGTATTTACTGGAATGTCAATTGTTTCGTGTGTGCTGAGTTTTACAATATTGTCATCACCTGCTACACGACATTCGCCTTCTTCTACTACCCAATACTCGCTACGCTTAAAATGTCGTTGCATACTTAAACTCTTACCTGGATTGACTGTAAGCTCTTTAACCTTCATGCCCGGAGCTTCGTGTAGTACACGATAATGACCCCATTGGCGTTCTGTTTTAGGCGCTTTCCATTCTTGTAGTATCCAAGATGATGAATTCATTTTGTTTTCGCCACCAACTCCAAATACAAATTCTAGATTGCTATCGACTAAATCCATTTCAGGAATGTTGGTACTAGTTCTATCGCCACCGTTAGCAAATATAATCTTATCATTTGGATAACTTTGTCGGGCCATTGTGATAGCGTGTTTAGCTGAGTTATCTGAATCATTGAAGTCAATAACATAATCAACTCCTACAATGTTTTGTACGATAGCCGAGCGTTCCGAATAAGGCATAAATGCTCGTCCTTTTTTACGGATCAGCCAAGCATCTGAATTAACACCAACTACTAATATATCTCCCAGCTTTTTTGCGGCTTGAAGGTAAGCAATATGTCCAGAGTGTAGCGGATCAAAGCCGCCAGTTACTACAACAATTTTTAAAGGTTTCATTTAATGTAAAGTTTGATTACCGCTATCGGCTGATGTTAAATCAACCATTTGAGAAATGTATTTACTAAAATCATCTGTGAGCTCTATACGATCTTCATCACACTCTTGCGCTTCTTCATCGCTAACACCAATTAAGCGCATCAAGGCACCCATATGAACTTCTTTGATGCCATGTTTATGTAGCACCATCATTAGTTCCATTATGATTAGCCTAACTTCTTGATCAATTTCAGCATCAGTCATACTTTTAATTATCCAAACTGAAATTATAGTCGTGAAAAAGCGGCCGAAGCCGCTTATAATACTAACTGTTATTAATTTTTTAAGTTTTTATCAAAGAATTCTTTAGTTTTAATAGCTGATTGAGTAGCCGCAAACTCATCCCAAGCTAACGCATGGCCGCCCCATTTAATTCTAAATGCTACTGGGATATCAAAAGAATGATACGCATCGGGGTAGGAATTAATATCATGCTTTGGATTATTATATTCTTTTAATGCTACGCATGGACCCGGTAATGTCCAATCGTCTTTGGCGCCCACATGCATTTGTAATGGAACCAAAGGATTCTTTTCAAGTTCAGTTACACAATTACCATAATATGATATCATAGCATCTACGGATCGTTTTGCTCGTTTAGTTGGGGCAAATGAATTGATAGCAGAGCCACCATGACTCCAACCAATTACACCAATTTTACCTTTGTGCCAAGGTTGTTGCTTAATCCATTGTGATACATATTCAATATCATATGTGCGTGACCATGCTGAATTTCTTACACCATTTACGCATTCGTGTGTGTAACCACGCTCTGTAAAACTGTCTGGCAATACAACATTGTATCCGTAAGTTTGATAAAGCTGAGCCCAACCTATTTCATGTGGGTCAAGTCCAAAGCAGGTGTGTAAAGCAATAATAGTTGGTGCTGGGTGGTCTTGTTTTAATACCATTACACCAATATTGAAATCTTGTTTTAAGTAATCATCATGTACCAATACATGATCATCGAAAAAATATGCTTGTGCTGTTAAACAATAACCTAACATCAGTGTCATTAATAGTTTACGCATTTTTGCTCCGTATATAAAAATAGTTGTCTGAAGTTAAATTAATGCTAAAGGACTTACGGCCAAAGCCTGCCTTTAGTTATTAGGCTGTTACTTTTGGTGTAGCCTTGGCAGTAGCTTTTACGCTAGTTGCCTTAACTTTAACTTCGCCTTTTTTGGCTAGTTTAGTTTTTTCAGCTACTTTGCTTGCTACTGCGTAGCCAGCGTCACCTTGTGTGATGCCTTGCTCTTGAAGATACTGAAGTGCTTCAAGTTTTGTCATTGGCTTTGGGAGCTCAACGAGATTTACATCTGTGTGTCCAGCGCGATGTAACGCTTTAATACGGCTTACCAAATCATTGGCAAAACGAACTTTAACCTCGCCTTGACGATTAGATGTACCTGCTACTG